TAATATGAGTAAGTTATATTATAAATACATTATTGTTGATGGTGGTCCTATTTTATTTTCTGACAAAGTATCCCATCTTCAAGTAGGTGAAGGTTTTTTAAAATCTAAAGCTACTATATATAGTGCAGGATTTTGTTGTATTGAATTTATAGAAGATGAAGAAGTACCTAAAGTAATATGTAGTGGTAGAAGTGATTCTTTAAATATTGAATCTCACTCTCAAAATGATGCTATTGTTATTACAGATTTTTTTAAACAATTGAGTGCAGTTAAATATCATTTATTAGTGATAAAAGATTTATATGGAAAGTAAAAAATATAAATTACCAGGTCATAAAGGTAAATTTATGAAAGGACAATCTTCTCAATACCAAATTGCAATGGAGAAGTCTATAATTAAAAATTTAGAACGTAAACCTAAAAATAAAGAAATGAAAGTAGCAATTATAGGTAGTCGCACATTTCAAAATAAAAATAGTTTGTTTTTAGCACTTAATGATTTTAGAAGAGTATTAAGAGCAACTAAACATACTGATATTACAGAAATAGTATCAGGTGGTGCACAAGGTGCTGATTTTTTAGCAGAAGAATATGCTAATGAATCTAAAATTAAGAAAACTATATTTAAAGCTGATTGGAGTGATATGTCTTTACCATGTTCTAAAAAAACAAATGCACAAGGTAAAGAATATAATGCTTTAGCTGGTTTTAAAAGAAATACACAAATAATAGATTATTGTGACCAAGTAATTGCATTTTGGGATGGTAAAAGTCCAGGTACTCGTGATAGTATTGAAAAAGCTAAAGCACAAAATAAACCTGTTAAAATTGTAAAAATTTAAATATGGTAGAAAATAAATTTATTGTTGGAGATATTTTTAAATTAAAAGTTGAATGTTTATATAATCCTATTGGTACAATAGGAGTTTGTTATGCTCAATATGATAATGGAATTTCTGTTATTTTTGAAAATGGCAAATATGATGGTTTTAGTTTATCTAAAGATATAGTATTAGGAGGTAGAAGTGAAGTTGAGATGTATTTAGAAAAAATTAATCATAGTGAAGAATTATCTGATTATTATTTTAAAAATGTAATCAGATTAACAGAAGATTTTAGAAAAGGATATTTTCATAACGCATTTAATTCTTTGTATTAAAGATGAATTTAAGTAAAGACTTTTTATTAGAATTATTAAAAACTTGTTTTAGAAATAAGGAAATACTAGATATTGCTTATCATCATTTAGAGTATCATTATTTACCTTCTGAACCATATAAAGATGTTTGGAAGGAAATTAGAGATTTTTATATTTTAAATGATAATTGTCCAAGTTTTGGTTATATTTCTCAAAGATTAACTGATTTAAAAAAAGAAGAAGCATTAAATTTACTTGTAAAAGTAAAAGAAGCATCTATACCTGATTTAAAATATTTAATCAATCAATTTGAAGAGTTTTTAATAAATATTATAACAATTGATTCTTTGCAAGAAATTGTTACATTATTTAATACAAATAAAAAAGATGAAGCAAGAACAAAACTATTAGAAAAATCAAAGAAAATTGAAAATTTCACTTTAGCCAAAGGTTCTAATTTTTTTGAATCATTATTTGGTGGATTTGTTCAAAGACAAGAATTAAGAAAGATAGAAGCAGGAGATTTGGGATTAAGGAAAAAAACACATAGAGGTATTGACCAAATAGATGATTTAACTTTTGGTGGATTACCTGAGACTGATATGGATTTATTTATCTTTCCTTCTGGTTATGGTAAAACAACTTATTTAAGATGGCGTTCTCAATATAATGCAAGATTAGGTTTTAAAGTATTATATGTTAATCTTGAAGGTTCAAAACAAGATAATGAAGAAGGTCATGATGCTGTTTTAACAGGTAGAACTTTATTTGATGTTGAAAGAGGTAATTTAAGTGATAAATTTGTAGATGAAATAAATAATAGTTTACAATATTTATTAAATAATATTGGAGGTGATGTTATTTATACATCTGTAGAACAATTTGGTGAGTATTATTTACATGATTTAGAAAAAGATATTCAACGTTTTATTAAAGTACATGGTCAATCACCAGATGAAATAGATTTAGATTATTTTGAAGCTTTAGAAATTAAAGGAAAATATGATAAAAATACCATTCAAGGTGAAAAAGCTAGAAGAACAGCACTAGCTAAAGGATTGAAAAATTTATGTGTAAAATATAAAACTAGATTAGCAACTTGTACACAAGCTTCTGATGTTAGTATAGATAAATTAAATACAGCTGATAGTGTATTAACAAGAAATGATTTATCTGCTAATAAAGCATTATTGAATGAATTTTCATTTTTATTTAGCTTTAATCAAACATCAGATGAATATGATGAAGGTAGAGCAAGAATTTTTTGTGATAAAGCAAGAAAATCTAAAAGAGGTTGGACTGTTCAAATATATCAAGATTTAGAACATTTGAAATTTTATGATAGATTTAAAACTCTTACCACCTTATACCAAAGAGGTGATTTTATAATATAAAATTTTAAGAGTTCTATTTGGACTTTTAAAAAATTTTTATTACTTTTGTATGAGATTCAAAGAAGATGAAATAAAGACAGAATTTAAATTAAAAAAAAGTGGTAATAAAGGATGGTTTTTATCATATAATAATTGTCCTTATTGTAATAAAACTGAACATTTATCTATTATATTTGGTGAAGTAAGTAGTTTTACTTGTAAAAGGTGTGGTGAACATGGTTCTTTGTATAAATTACTTGAAAAAGTAGATAGAAAAGATTTAATATTAGGTAATAAAGATTTTATTTCTACTAATAATAAAATTGAAGGTATAAATGAAAATATAATTTCAACAAAAGTATTTGATTTTAATCTTCCAATTAAACAAAAACCATTAGGATTTATACGAATTTTTGAAAATGATTATTTAGAATCAAGAAATTTTACTAAACAACATTTTGAAATTTATACAATAGGAATAAGTACTTTTGACCCATTTGTAAATAAAGATTATATAATATTTGTATGTAATCAATTTAAAAATGAAGTTGGTTGGTTAGCTAGAAGTAAAAAATCAAAAGAAGAAATTGATGCAATAAATGTTATTCGTAAACAAAAAGAATTACCTAAGTATTTAAGATGGCAAAATAGTATTGATACTGATTTTTCAAATATCTTATTTGGTTTTGATGAATTAGAAGAAAATACAAAAATTGTTATTGTAGTTGAAGGTGTTACAAGTAAAGCAAATGTTGATAAATTATTAGGTCTTTTTAATCAAAAAACTGTTAAATGTGTAGCTTCATTTGGTAAAAAAATTACAGATTTTCAAATTGCTTTATTAAAAAGTAAAAATATTGAAACAGTAATTTTACTTTATGACCCAGATGCAGTTAAAGAAATAAAAGAATATAGTTTTAGACTTGAAGATAATTTCGATAATGTATTAGTAGGCTTTATACCATTTAAAAAATCAGATGGTAGTAATAAAGACCCAGGTGATTTAATTAATAGTGAATTAGATAAAGTTATGAATACATTACAAAGTCCAATAAACTTTTTTACTGAAAAAATTAAATTTTAATTATTGTATGGCTTATAAAGATAGAAATATTAGTCCAGTTGAATTTTTAAAAAGATTACAATTAGAGTATATTTGTGCAGAAATTAGAAAGAAAATTTATATTACTGATTCAGATGTTTCATATTGGAATAAAGTAATGGAAGGTAAAAAAATTAAAATAATTGATTTATCTACTAAAAATTTTTTACCAACTATTTTCAATAATGATGAAGAAAAAATAGCCTTATATAAAGAAGTTTATAATCAACAAGGATTGCCTAATTTTATTTATAAAAATCAATCTACTGAATTAACTTTAAAACCAAATGATATTAAATTTTATTATTATCCAAATACATCAGTTAGAGTTTATCCAAAAAATGAACCTATGTTTTTAGGTACTATAAAATTTACTAATTATGAAGCTGAATTATTAGAAATTCATAGTAATAGTGGTGAAGTTGGTGTATATCCAATGTCGCAAGTATCAAGAATATTGTAAATGTTATAAATTGTAATATAATGAATAATAAATTATTTTTAACTGATTTTTCTTTTGAAGAAAGTGAAATTGTTGTAACTCCTGTTAATTTTGATTTAACATGTTCTTATGGTTTAGGAACGGCTAAAGGTCCAAATTCTTTAATAAAAGAATCAGTTCAAATTGATAATCACTTCCTTAATAGGAAACATAATTCAGTTGAAGAACCTGCTAAATTCTTTTTAAATAAAGGAGAAATTATTAATGAAATTGCTAAAGCTAATTCATCTTTACGCAAAAGTGTTAATTTATATTGGGATATGGTAGATGAAACTTCTAAAGGAGTTGAAGAAACTGACCAAATAAAAGAACGTAAAAAATTTATTATTAATAGTGTAAATCAATTGCAATCAAATATATTTACTATTACAAATTTAATTACAGAAAATGTATTAGAAAATAATAAAATACCTTGTATAATTGGAGGAGACCATTCAATAATTGAAGGTGCTTTATTTGCTATTGATGAACAATATAAAGATAATTATAATATTTTACAAATTGATGCTCATTGTGATTTAAGAATAGGAGGATATGAAGGATTTGAAAAAAGTCATGCTTCAATTATGGCAAATATTCTTAGTAATAATATTAATGTAAAATCTTTGGTACAAGTTGGTATTAGAGATTTTTCTAAAAATGAATATAATTTAACTTCAATAACTCCTAGACAAGAATTTACAAATAAATATTCACCTACACCTATTTATAAATTTTTAGATGAATATATAGCAGAAGCTGATTATTCATTTAATGGTGGTGGGTATTTACATAATATTGTTGAAAAAATAGCTTCTGTATTTAATGTAAATAAATGTAAGAATATTTATTTAACATTAGATGTTGATGGTTTAATTCCTTCTCTTTGTTCCAATACAGGTACACCTGTACCAGGTGGTTTAGATTTTAATAAAGTATTGTTTTTAATTAAAAAATTAAAAGAATGGGGTTTTAACTTTATTGGTTTTGATATAGTTGAAATTGGAAATGATAAATTTGATGGTAATGTAGCAAGTCGTTTATTGCATCAAATTGGTAATATAATTACAAAATATTAAAAATAAATTTTATGATTATAATTAATGAAAAAAATGGTTTAGCTAAAATACAAAGTATATCAAATTTTATAGAAAAATATATGTTGCATTTTAATGGTGCAAATATGGTTGCTTCTGCAAAATCATTGAAAAAACATTTAGATGGTGGTGGTAAATTAATTATTACATTAGCAGGTGCATTTTCTACAGGTGAATGTGGTAAATTATTAGCCCAATTAATTAAAGAAGATAAAGTACATGCAATTTCATGTACAGGTGCTAATATTGAAGAAGATGTTTTTCGTTTATTAGGACAAAGTCATTATGGATTTAATTTAAAATATAATGATTTAACACCTCAACAAGAACAAGAGATACTTGATAATGATGTTAATCGTGTTACAGATACAATTATACCTGAAAAACATGTAATTGATATTCTTTATAAAGGTCTTGATGAAGTTTGGTTTGGAGAGTATGAGCGTAGAAAAGCTAAAGGTAAAATGTGGCATGAATATTTTTATGAATTATTTAGTAATAATTATATTCAAGAAAATTTAGATAAAGATGCAGTATTAGAAGATAGTTGGTTATATCAAGCTGCACTTAAAAATTTACCTTTATGTGTACCTGGAAATTGTGATAGTACAATGGGTAATGTATTTGCTCAACTTGTAATGGAAGAAGATATTGAAAGTTGGATAATTAAACATGATAGTGAATATATGGTTAGAATGGCTAATTGGTATATTGAATGTTGTAATAATGGTCAAAAATTAGCTATGTTAACTTTAGGTGGTGGTATATCAGCTGATTTTCCACAAACTATTAGTCCTTTTGTTGTAAAAGATTTAAATCATCCAAATGGTGCTGTTTGGTCACATATGACAGTAGTAACAATGGATATGTCTGTAACTGCAGGAGGTTTTAGTGGTTGTGCATTAAATGAAAAAATAACATGGGCTAAATTAGGTGTTGATTCAGATAAATTTTTAATCAATAGTGATTTTAGTATTGTATTTCCTTTAATTGCAGCATATTTATTGGAATTATAAATAATTTAAAAGAGATTTGGAAGTTTTAAAAAAGGTTTTTATTTTTGTATAAGAAAATTAAATATTAATAAAATGCAAAGAAAAGTAAAGTCAATATTAACGACAGCTATTTTTGACGACCCTATAGTTAGTTTAGGCAAATTAGATATGCCAGTATATGCAATGGTTCCTCCTCTTGGATTTCATGCTAATAATGTAGAAAATAATTATATGAGGTCACTATCTGATGAAGATAGAAAAGTTGATAAAAGACTTTATTTGCAACAATGGGGAGATATTTATAGTTATTTAGCTGCTAACTCTTTAGTTTATTTAATTCCAAATCCAAATGAAGATTTACCTGATTTAACTTATTGTTCAAATATTGGTGTTTGTCTTGATGATGTTGAAGATGGTAAAGTATTTATAGCAAGTAATTTTTCTGCTAAATCAAGAACAGGAGAAACTGCAGTTGGTTATAATTTCTTTAAATCTATGGGGTATGAAGTTCATGAATGCCCTTATAAATTTGAAGGTTCTGCTGATATGAAACAAATTAAACCTGGTGTTTGGGTTGGTGGATATGGAGTAAGAACTGAAAAAGAAGCTTATGATTGGATGGAAGAAAAATTTGGCATTAAAATTATAAAAGTAAAAATGCTTAATGATGATTTATATCATCTTGATTGCTGCTTTATGCCAATTACTAAATTATCTGCTTTATGTTGTAAAGAATGTTTTAGTAAAAAAGATATTGAAACAATTGAAGAAGAAACCGGTATTTATTTATATAATATACCATTACAATATGCTGAATATGGTGGTACTAGTTGTATAAGAATGTATAATTCATTATTATTTGCATCTTCACTTGATTATGAAATACCAGGTACCGAAGAATATGAAATTGAAAAAGGTAAATGTGATTTAATTGAAGAAATTGCATCAGAAGAAGGTCTTGAAATTGTTTACTTTGATATGTCAGAAGGTTGGAAAGCGGGAGCGGACATGTCGTGCTCATTTTTGGAAATAAACCGTAATTCTTTTAAAATAGATTTACAATAGCAGAGAAGAAACTGCCATGATTAGTGTTTTTTTAACCTACTTGGCACTTAAGAAAAACTTACAACCAGTTTTATAGCTAGTTGTTTAAAATTTAAATTTATTATGTCTTATTCAATAGAACATTTCGTAAGAACAATAGTTGAACCTGCAAAACGTAAAGGTAAAAAATATCTATCAGAAGAATTTTTTTACCGCAATCCCAATAGACCGCAAAAAATAAATTCCAATTATTTTTATGCACCATCAGATGGTATTATAATTGGAATGAAAGAAGTAATGCTTAAAGATAGTATTTGTGAAATAAAGGGAGAAGCATATACTTTAGATGATGCAATGGGTGGAAGATTATCTGATGAAGATTATGGTTTTCGTTCTAAAGATAAATTTTTAGTTGTTGAAGTATTTTTAACGATGTATCATGTGCATTATACTCGTGTACCTTATGGTGGTATTATTAATACAGAATATTTACCTCCTATTTTAACTCAAAATCTTCCTATGTTAAGTATGGAAAATGACTTATTAAAAGGAATTGTAAATATGAATAATGCTGATTATTTATTTAATAATTATAGAGCATTTCAATCAATTTATAATCCAAAATTTCAAATTAATTATTTTGTATTAAATATAGCTGATTATGATGTTAATGCTATAATTTCTCATCATCAAGACGGGGATTTAATTGGACAAAATGATATACTTGGTGCTATGCAATATGGTTCGCAAGTAACTTTAATAGTTCCAAAACCTAAAAAATATGATGATTATGATTTAATATTTAATTCTAATCTTAAAGTTGGTGATTGTATTGAAGGTGGATTAGATTATTTAATTGAATTTATAGATAAATAAAAAATTTTTTGGTATTATAATTTTTTTTAACTTAACAAAAACATGTATTATGTTACTAGTAGCAACACGTTTGGACGTATCTCCACTTATTCCAGCAGACCATAAGAAAAAAATTGGTTTGTTTGCAGATGAATTAATTCCTGCAGGTACTAAAATTTGGGAATTTACAAAAGGTATTGATAAAGAAGTATCAGAAACCAATGTAAATAAATTGCCTAAATTGCAAAAAGATTTTGCAAATAGTCAATATCCATGGACAGAAAAGTATTATCTTATTTATGGAGATAATACAAGATTTATTAACCATTCAGAAGAACCAAATGTTGGTGAAGAAGGTGATTACCTTGTAGCCTTAAAAGATATTCAAGTTGGAGAAGAACTTGTATCTGATTATAGAACATTTGAAGAAAATTTTGAAGAATTTAAAGCAGAATATTTTAATTAATATTTATTGTTGTATTTTAAGCAACAAGAATGTATTTATTGCATTCTTGTTGCTTTTTTAATTAAAAAATTAACTATAATGATATTATCATCAGAAAAAATATTAGAAAGAGACCTTTTACAAACTAATGGTAAAGGTGAAGCACAACAATGTGGTTATGATTTAACCCTTTGTAGAGTAACTCAAATACAAGGAAATAGTTTTATTGGAAAAGATAAATCTTTTATTCCTGAATATATTGAGATTGAAACTGATATATATGTATTTCCTGATGGTAGTAAAAGAGAAGGATGGCATTTATTACCTGGTATTTATAGTTTAACTTATGAACAAGGTTGTAAATTAGATGCTAGTCATAATGCAACAGTAAAAAATCGTAGTTCTATGCAAAGAAGTGGTACTTTGATAGAGTCTGGTAAGTTTGACCCTGGTTTTTCATGTGATAAAACAGGTTCTACAATGTTTGTTTTTTTACCAATTACAATTGAATTTGGTGCTCGTATATCACAATTTGTAGTATCTGAAAATTATCCTACAGAAAATTTATATAATGGTCAGTATCAAGGTGAAAAAGATAGAAAATAAATAAATTTATTATATGGCAGTATTACTTAAAACATCATCATTAAGTTATGATGATGTTACTTTATTAGCACAATTAGGAGTTGTAGATAGTAGAAAAGAAGTACCTATTGAAGGTAATCGTATAGTTGTTTCAGCTATGACTAGTATAATTGGACCTGCTTTTATTAAAGCAGTTGCAAGTATTTCTCATAATTGGCAACCTACTCTTCATATTCCAAGGGATGAATATAAATTTGAAAATGTAAATTTATGTAAAAAATATAATTTAAAAAATATATTTATAGGTGTTGGTTTGAAAGAAGATATTGGATTTGAAAATCATGTATTGTTTCTAACAAATTACAGAGTAGCTTTTATAGATATTGCAAATGGTTATTTACCTCAAATAAAAGAACGTGTTAATCAGTTAAAAGCTAAAGGATTTGAAAAAGTAATTTGTGGTTCTGTACATACTAAAGAAGGTGTAGAATATTTATCTAATTGCGATGTTGATATAATTCGTACAGGTATAGGTACATCTTCATCTATATGTTCTACACGTTATACAACAGGATTTTATAGAGCAACAATTTCTGAATTATTAGAATGTTGCCCTTATGCTTATAATGAAAGAAAGTTAATACTTGCAGATGGTGGTTTTAAATATGTAGGTGATTATGCAAAAGCATTCTTAGCTGGAGCATCTTATTGTATGGGTGGAAAATTATTTACTAATTGTAGAGAAGCAAGAATGCATGTTGATGGTACAGGTGAATATGTAGGTATGTCAAATCCAGTTAAAGGTGTATCAAATAGTGGTTTTGATGAAAGTTTTTCTGTTAAAATACCACCTCCTACTAAAGATTTACATGATGTGATAAGAGAAATATGGGATGGTTTACGTTCTGCAGTTTCTTATTCAGGATATAATACCTTAGAAAATGCTATTGGTAATGGTGTTTTTGAACAAAAAATAAAATTGTAAAGAAATTTGGAAAGTTTAAAAATTTTTCGTACCTTTGCAGTATTAATTGTAAAATTAAATATTGTAAAAATGGAAAATAATTTTGAAACTTCATTAACCAAAATAATTGGTTCAATTAAAAGGTATTCTATAACTCGCCAAATTTTTACTTATACATTTAAAACTAATCATCATTTTACAGAAAGTAAAAGAAAGAGAGTATTATCTTTAGAAGATGTACTTGAAGTAATTGATTTTGGTGGTTTTTCTTGGGATTTCAATAATTCAAAACTTTATTATCAATTAACTGAAACTGAATATAAGTATTTAAATACTTTAAAAGGTAAAATATTATCATCTGATGAAATTAATTTTATAAATAATTTGATTGAAGGTGATAATTCTTTATTTATAGCTATTCAAGAAAAAGAATCATTATCAAAAGATAGTGCATTAGAAAAAATTGCTGAAATATTAGTAGGACGTACAGCAGAAGAATTAGAAATTGCAAAAGATATACTTTATAATGACAGAGATTATAAGTATAAATCTGATAAAGTAAAAGCTTATTTAAAAGGTTCTATTAGACCAGATTATATTGTTAATATTCTTTCTTTAAGAAAAGAAACAGTAGTTAATTTAAGTTATGTTGAAAGTATTAAAAAACAATTAAATTAATTTATTATGGATATTTATAATAAATTAAATGATTTAATTAATAATCATGTATTTTTTACTATAAAAAAAATACGTTTAAGAAGAACTGTATTTATATCTCTTGTAAAAGAATTAGAATTGAATTTATCTATACCAAATAAACCTGGATTTAAATATACTGATTTTAAATTATCGACTCCTAATGGTATTGTAATAAATATTGAAGAAATAGGTAATCGAGGTACTAATAAAGTAATAGGTATAGATAAAAAAGAAATTGAAATATTATCTTTTGATGATAATTTTAATATAATTAAGTAATATGGAATTAAAGCAATGGATTCAAAATAATAATTTAGATGTAAAATTTATAGATAGTTTTACATTAAAATGTGATGAAAAATTATTTAGAATAGTATTTCCTAATAATGAGGATATATTATTTGATGATAATTTTTCATTAGTTTTGGATGATAGTGATAAGAATTTTGATTGTGATTTTTATTTATTTGAATTTGGAAATAAATGGTTTTATGTAGATAAAATTCAATGGAAAAAACCTAAGTTAAAATTATTTAAATATGTTGGTAAATCTATTAAAAATAGTTTATCTAATGCATTACCATTTGCTCATTTAGGTTTGAGAGGTAAATATGAAATTTTAAATGGTTCAGGTGATTATGAAAAATATTGCAAAAAATGTAATTTTATAAATGGATATGGTTTAGGTATTTGTGAAAAAAATACATTAGCAGGAGTAGTTGCTTTTCAACAAGCATGTGAAAAAAATAAAATTAAAGGTTGTATAGGTATGACTATTGATTGTAAATTTGATGATGAAACTGATTTATGTGAGTGTAAAGTATTTGTTGTAGATAAAATTGGATGGAGACATATTTTAAAACTTAGTGCTTTAATAAATATACATGAAAATAAATATATAACTGAACAACAATTATTAGATAATTCATCAGGATTAATATTTATTTTTGGTAATAGAGCACCTTTAAATGAAAGACGTATAGAAGTTTTTAATATTGCTTTTTATGAAGTTTATTATCAATTTGATAGTGTTGTTTGGGAAAGTGATAGAATAGATATGATTCATCTTGCTAATATGAAAGATTATATTGAATTGTATAGAAATAAATTAAAACCAATTTTATTAAATGATAGTTATTATATAGATGAAGAAGATTTTGAAGTAAAAAAAATATTAAATAAAATTGGTAATAGAAGATTTCAAAACGATAGTAAGAATCAATATTATCAATCATTAGAAGATATTATTGCTTATTTAGACCCTTTGTTTAAAAATAAATCATTATTAGAAGATTTATTTATTTCTTCATTATTAAATACTAAAACTTTATTAGATAATTGTGAATTTAAATTAGAATTAAATAAACAATTCTTTATACCAAAATTTAGCACTGCACATTTATCTAGTGAATATCCAAAAGATAATAATGCTTTATTCTTTTATTTAATTAATAAAGGAATGAAAGCTAAAGGTATTGAAAATAATATTAAATATTTACAAAGACTTGATGAAGAATTAGAAGTAATAATGAAAGGAGGATTTGTAGAATATTTTTTAATTCTTTGGGACGTAATTAGATGGTGTGAAGAAGAAAAAGATATATTAACAGGTATTGGCAGAGGTTCAGCTGCAGGTAGTTTAATTGCATTTTTATTAAATATTACTAGAATAGACCCTTTACCTTATGATTTATTATTTAGTAGATTTTTAAATGCTGGTCGTATAGGAAAATCATTACCAGATATAGATACAGATTTTGAAGGTGAAAGACGTGAAGAAGTAAAACAATATTTAGAACAAATGTATGGTAAAAACTTTGTTTGTAGTATTGGAAGTTTTAATGCATTAAAATTAAAATCAGGTCTTAAAGATTTAGGACGTATAAGTGGAATTGAATTTAATTATGTAAATGTAATAACTTCATCTTTAAATCCTAAAGAAGGTAGAGATGCTGAAATAGAAGAATTATTTATTTTAGCATTAGATATGGAGAAAAAAGGTAAACCTGGTGTTAAAGATTTTATTAAAAAATTTCCACGTATAGCTAATAATTTATATCTTTTATTAGACCAACCAAAATCACCTAAAGTGCATCCTTGTGCAACTATTATTTTACCAAATGCAAATGATGGTGAAGATATATTTGATAAAATACCTCTTAGAAAAGATGGCGAAGTATTAATTTCTATGTGGGAAGGTGAATATCTTGAAGCATTAGGTTATCTTAAAGAAGATATACTTGGAATTGCTCAACTTGATAAATTTGGCATGATTTTAAAATTAATCAAAAAACATACAGGTAATAAAATTGATATTTATAATCTTCCAGTTGATGATATTAAAGTAATTGATTTTTTTCAAAAAGGATTAACAGGTGATGTTTTTCAATTTGGTAGTATAGGATTAACTAAATTTTGTAAAGAAGTTAAACCATATAATATAGAAGAATTAATTAATATGGTTGCTCTATACAGACCAGGTCCAATTGGTTCAGGAGCACATACCAAATATATTAAAGTAAAAGAAGGTAAAGAACAACCTGATTATGATTTTAATTTAAAGGAAGTAACAGAATCTACTTTTGGTTTGTATATATTTCAAGAACAAGTAATGAAAGCTTGTGGTATATTAGGTGGATTTAATGGAATTGAAGTTGATGATATTCGTAAGGGAATGGGTAAAAAATTAATTAAAGTACTAGAACCTTATAAAAAAAGATTTGTTGATAATGCAGTTAAATTAGGTTGTGAACAAATAGAAGCTGAAAAAATATGGGATAAGTTAGAATTATTTTCTGGATATGGTTTTAATAAATCACATGCTGCTTGTTATGCAATGATGGGGTATATTTCACAATGGTTGAAAGTATATTATCCTCTTGAATTTTGGACTAGTGCATTTCAATTTTGTAAAAATGATAAAGAAGGACAAATAACAGAAAGAAGATTTTTATCTGAAATTAAAAAAACAACTAATTTAAAAATTGTACCTCCTGATATTAATAATAGTACATTAAATTTTGAAGCTGACCCTAAAAGATTTAAAATATATTGGTCTTTATCAAGAGTTAAATTTTTAGGTGAAGTAGGTCTTGATGTTTTATTATTAGAACGTGAACAAAATGGTAAATTTTTCTCAATTGAAGAATTTACAAAAAGATTACCTAAAGCTTTTATTAATAAAAGAATTGTAATTTGTTTGATTTTATCAGGTGCATTTGATGATATGTATAATATTATGAATCCTTTAGATAGGAAAATAATATTAGATAAATTTTATGCAGTTTCAGGTAATGCACAAGATGAAAAAATTATAGATTATTCTCTTATAAATAAAGAATGGTATTGGGTAATGAAACAAATGGAGTTTAGTGGTTTAGGTGATATTAATTATAGAAAATTAGCTGAGGAAAATGGTTTTGGTAATTTAGTAAATAATTATATTGATTCCTATGAATTACAAAGAGAAAGCAATGTAAAACAAAAGGTAACTATGGGTGGTATTTTAAAAAAAGTTACTACAAGGTCAAGTCAAAAAGGTCCTTGGGGTGTATTAGATTTAGATAGTAACAATGAACAAATACAAGTATATTGTTGGAATGCAGAATGGACAAGTTTAAAAGAAGAAATACTTAAATCTGTTGAAAAACCATTTATTTTTACAGGAGTAGTACAATTTAATGCTTATAGTCAAACTAATATTATACATTTACAAAATAATTCAGTAACTAAATTTTTATAAAATGGCTCAAAAAGTAATTCATTTAGAAAATAATGTAGTAGTAATTTTGCAATATAGTGATTTTGCAAATGAAATTAATGTAGATGATTTAATGTCAATTGATTCTACTAATATTTTAGGAGAAGTATTAACATTTCCAGTTATATTAAATAGATTTGGTTTAATATTAGCTGAAAAAGAAGATGATTTAAGACGTACAAATTTTTTGTATGAAACTAAATTAGATGAAGTTAAAAATGAATTAGCAAAAGCTTATGGAAGAGCATTTAGTTATTTTCAATCAGAAGCTGGAGGTAGTGTAAAAAATCCAACTGGTGCTCAATGTGAGAATAGAGCTAAAGAAGATGAAATTGTATTAGAAAAAAAGAAAGATGCAGATAATATAAGAAATATACTTTTAGATGTTCAAAAAGAAAGAGACTTAATGAATAGTCTTTATTGGTCAGCTAAAAGTAAAGATGAAAAATTAAATAAATTAACAGAAAAATTATCACCAAGAGAATTAGAAAGTGAACTTATAGATGGTTTAATAAATGGTGTTATGATTAAAAAAACTAAATCTCTTATGGGGTAATGTTGTATGAGTTGGGAAAGTTTTAAATTTTATATACCTTTACTTTATAAAATTAAAAAAAACTATCATGACTAAATGGCAACAATTTTTGGAAGTTATTAAAAAATATACTTTCAATACAACTACAGTAGATTTACAAACTAATGGTGCAGCAGATATAAAAACTGCTTTATCAGCTTTAGGTTTACCTCCTAAATTAGTTTTTAAATTATCACAAACAGGTACAGCTGTACCTACATTAACTGCAATTTTAAATACAATTGGTGCAACAGTTGGAACTCCAACAAGAACATCAGCAGGTTTTTACACAGTACCTATTACAGGAACTGGTTTGTTAACTACTGCATTAGCAAGTAAAATACCTATTAAAATTGCAAATGGTTGTACAGCAGGTCTTGTTACAGCTGAAGTTTTAGCAACAGATGTTTTAACTATTAAAACATATCAAGTTACAGATGGTGCAATTGCTGATGTAATGTTAGATAATTGTACATTTGAAATTGATTTTTATCCTCAAAGCTAAAATCTTTTCTAATTATTTAATTATAGAGCAGTATGTTAATTAATATACTGCTCTTGCTTTTTTTTAAAAAAAAAGAAAAATTTGGAGATTTCGAAAAATCTTCGTACCTTCGCAAGAGAATTAAGGATACGAATAAATTGTAAACAAATAAAATTGTAAAAAATGAAAAATTTCTCAACACTTGTACCTGCCGAGTTTTATGCTCCAACTGAAAAAGTTGATACCATAAGTTTAATGCCAGGTTTTTTAGCTATGCCTTATAATGAAGCAGCAGTTGTTATGCATTTGCCAGTTGAAGGTCAATTAGAAGCTAATAAAACAACTGTAAATTTTTGTTCTAAAGGTTATGCATTAATTCCAAATGCTACTATTTTTCCAATTATTGAAGAAAAATTAAAAGCAAGTAATTTAGCTTATCAAGTGTATTATAAAATACATAATACAGCAATTTTCTTTATTACTTATGTATTAACAGGTTCTGAAATAGAAGTTGATGGTATTACTTACAATCCATCTATTTCAATTCAGCACAGTTATAATTCACAAGTATTGTATGGTATTACACCAGGTTTGAAAGAAAAAGATGGTGAAAATGTATTATTTGGTCTTTCAGAAGATTATATTGTTTCTCATTGTACAGGTAATACTGAAAAAATTATCACTACTACTTTAGATACAATTATTAACTATGTAGAGAAATATAAATCATCAGTTTCTGAAAGTATAGCATTGCTTACAGAATATGATATTAATATTTCTGAATTAGAAGCTACTGTTGAAGAAGCAATTGATGAAGTTAAGTTTTTAAAACTTAAAGATAAAGTAGTTGAAAATGTATTGGCTTTAAATAAAGCAGGTTCTACAAAAGTTAACTATTGGACAATTTATAAAGGTTTTGTTCAAGAGTTAAATGAAAATAATACAATGCAACACGATAAAAGAGTGAAGCTTGAACAATATTTATTTGATTACTTCACTAGTGATGAAGAAGAATAGTTTTTACAATTGTTAGTTAGTAAGGCGAGTTGTTTCTACAACTTGCCTATTTTAGTCTGTATTTTTTAATCTTTAAATATATAAATCATGGGTACTTTTGACCGCAGTATTATTCCGGAAGTAACAACGGAAGATTTAGTTGCACAGCAACAGGAAAATGAAGCCTTAGTAGGTAGAAAAAAAAGTGTTGATTATTTAGCCTTTAAATCAGGTCTAAATATTAGAAGAATTATGCCACCACATCCAGGTACAAAAACTTGGATTGCATGTAAAGGTGTGCACTGGTTACCTATTCAAGTTGTAGTTAAAAAAGACGACAAAAAAGAAGTAAGAGGTGCTAAACCTGAGGAAATTGAATTAGGTTTAAAAAATGGTACCTACATTTATGAAATTAAAAGAAAACCAATTTTTAATTCTCGTATTCATGGTGGTATTACAAAATCATTATCAGAAGAATATAAAAAATTCGCTGAAAAATGCTTTACAGAAGAATATGAAGGAGACCCAAAAAGTAAACAAGGTAAAACTGATATTGCTAAAAAAATGATGCCTATTACTGATTGGAAAGAAGGTATTAATTTAGGTATTTCATGGGTTGCTTATTGTCTTGATATTGTAGGAGAAAAAAGAGTTTTTGGTCGTCAAGAATTTTCAGATGGTTTGAAAAAATCAATGGATGCATTTTGTATTTCTGAAAGTGGTGGGCAAGCTATACAAACAGATGTTTTTTCTCATATTGATAAAGGTAAAGCATTAGGTATTACTTATGACCCTACAAATGAAGATAAAAAGAAAATTTATATTCCTGTACTATATTGGCAAAAAGACTGGCCAATTACAGATGATGAACTTGAACTTTGGAATAGTTGTGCTTCTTTAGAAGAAATGTTTAAAAATTGTTACAAACGTAGAGACTTTTTGCAAGAATTAGAAGGATTAAGAAGATTTGATGAAACTAAAAAATTAAACTTTTTTGCTTATTCAGATTTTCAAAAAATCATTGCTGAAATTGCTGCTTATTTTCCTGAGGAAGAAACAACAAACTCTTCAAATGATGTTGCTCCACAACAAACTTCAACAACTTCTCCTTCAACATCTGCTGCTCCAAATAATCTAGATGCTATAAGTTCAGGTACTTTTGAAACAGCATTATCTAACGATAAATATGATAAAGCATTTTTGCTTAAATTCATAGAAGTTGGTAAAATTAATGTAACTCCAAGAGAATCACATAACAAAGAAAGAATTTGTAGTGATATTATTGATGCCTTATTAGAAGCTAATGGCAATAATAAAAATAAAGTTACCAAACTTGTTGAAGATTTAATTGAAGATACAAGTGCAATTCTTATTCCTGCTGCTAATCAAGCACCAGAAAGTGTTGTAAACACTAATATTGTAGAAGAAAAACAACCTGAACCTACAAGTCCAGTTAGTTCTACTTTAGCAGATTTACAAAATAAATATGCTCCTCAACAATCTCAACAATAATTTTTTAATTGTAAAATTATAACCAACCCTTTTAATTAAAGGGTTGGTTATATTATATTTATGTTTAAAATTTGTACAAAATGTAATTTACCTAAAGAATTAACAGAAGAGTTTTTTCATAAAAGAAGTGATTCTAAAGATGGATTTAGAAATGAATGTATTATATGTAGAAATAAAGGACAAATTGAACGTAATATTATAAATTCTGAAAAGAATAAAATATACGTTAATGCATATAATTTACTACATTCAGAGAAGAGAAAAGAATATATGAGAATTTATAATTCTCAAAAAATTGAATTGTGTTGTTTAAGGTGTAAAAATGAAATAGTTGTAACAAAAGCATGTGTATCTAAAAATACTAATTATTGTCCTCATTGTTATAAATCACAACCAATATTTGAAGAATTTTTAAAAATTTGGTTAGATAAAAATCAAATTAAATATTTAAGAGAACAAAATTTTAATTGTATTATCAATAGTAATTTTAGATATTTTGATTTTTATTTACCTGACTATAATTTTATAATTGAAATAAATGAAGATAATCATAAATATAGTAAAGAATTAGATGAACTTAAAAAACAGTTTATTTTAAGTAAAAATATTAATTTTATTGCTATTAATGTTTCACATAAAGAAAAATTAACAAGTTTTAAACATATTTTAAATAATGTCAAAACCATTATATATAGTAGCAACTGATATTCATATAACAGCTGATAATATTGATAAGAAAAAACAATATTTATTAGAAATGTGTGAAAAATCAAAAGAACTAAAGTGTGAAGATTTATTACTTTTAGGTGATATTTTTGATTCAAGAAAAGGTCAACCACAAAAAGTATTAAATGGTTTTACAGAAATTTTATTAATGTTGAATAAATATTACAAATCAATATTAATAATAGCAGGTAATCATTGTAAATCTGACTATTGTAGTGAAAGAAGTTATTTAGATGAATATCAATATCATCCAAATACAAAAATAGTTGATAATTATTATCACTATAAAAATCTTAATTTAAATCATTATTATCATTTTATCCCATACTTTGAAGAAGAAACAACCTATTTATCTTATTTAAATAAAGCTTTGGAGGTTGTAAAAGAAAATCCTACATTTGAACATTATTTATTTACACATATAGGGGTTAGAACTTTTTTAAATAATAGTAAAAAAGAAGTTCTTAATCCAGTTGTACCTGAATTATTTGCACCATTTAAAAAAGTATATATTGGTCATTATCACTGCAAAAGTAAAAAATTAAATATTCAATATATTGGTTCATTAAATCCTGAAAATTTTGGTGAAGATAATGATAAGGGATTTATGGTATTTTATGAAAATGGTAGTGAAAAATATTTTAATTTAAAATTTATAGAATATCATACAGTTACAATTGAATTAGATGCATACTCTTTAGAAGAAGTACAAAATTTAAGAAATAAATATACGAATTTTAAAGATAAAATTAGATTTGTATTTTATGGTAATAAATCACAACTTAATACAATTGATGTAGGATTTTATCAAAGTGTAGGTATTAAAGTTGAAAAAAAACGTAAAGATATTGAAGAAACATTAATAGCTGCTTCTAATAATCAATTAGTAGTTAAATTTGATATTGAATCAATTAAAACGGAATTTAATGATTTTAGTACTATACTTCAATTAGAAAAAGAAAAATTTGAACTAGGTAAACAATATTTAAATAAACAATTACAAACAATCTAAATGTCAGCAAATTTTTCAAGTAAAATTACAGCAGCTTTATCACATATTCAAAAGAATATTAGTAGTGAGATTTTAGTAGATTTAGAAGATAAAGATAAATATGAATATAATTGTCTTTGTAAAAGTGGTTCAATTGGATTAGATATAGCTTTAGGCAATGGATGGGTAAAATCAAGATTTATTGAATTATCAGGTCCTGAAAGTAGTGGTAAAACCACACTAGCCATTTTAGCAATTATTGCTGTACAAAAAAGAGGAGGAACTGCTGCTTTTATAGATGCAGAACATGCTTTTTCATTAAAATATTTTAGAGAATTAGGAGGAGATACTAATAAATTAATATTAGTTCAACCTGATACTGCTGAACAAGCATTAGAATCTTTAAGAATATTAATTGGTACAGGTGAAATTGAAGTTGGTGTATTAGATAGTACAAATGCACTTGCACCTGAGACTGAAATGGAAGGTGAAGCAGGAGATTTAAAAGTTGGTTTAGCTGCAAGATTATTATCTCAACATTGTAGGCAAATGACACCTTTAATGAAATTACCTATTGAACCAACTATATTTTATATTTCTCAAATGAGAGAAAAAATAGGTGTTATGTATGGAGACCCTAGAGTTATTGGTGTTGGTAATGCAATGAAATTTTATGCATCACAAAGAGTAATGTTTAAAATAATTGAGAAGATTGAAGGAGGTGAAAATAAAGAATATATTGGTAATAAAGTAAGAGCAACAGTTATTAAAAATAAAGTTGCACCACCTTTTAGAGAAGCTGAATTTGTAGTTATTTATGGTGTTGGTATTTCAAGAGAATATGAAATAATTGAAGCAGCATTAAAATTAAAAGTACTTATTAAAACAGGTCAAGGTATATTAACAGGGTTTGAAACACCATTATGGAGTGGACCTATAGGTACTTCTGAACCAAAAGCACTTGAAGCATTTAAAACTGATGATTTTGCAGATTTAAAATATGAAGTTGAGCAAAGGTTAAAAGTTGAATTAAAAGAATTAACAGAAGAAGAGTGTAATAATTCTTTAATTGAATTACATAAAAAATATAATGATAAAAATGTAGCATTTGAAGAAATGATGAAATATGCTAATCTTTATTCAGGTAAATCATTACATATTGAATCTTTATATTTTTCAAATGAAGCTTCTAGAATAAAACCACTTGATAAAATAGCTGCTAAAAAAGTAAAAGATATGGAAGCTAAAATATATCAAAGGTTTTTAAAGAAAGAAGAATTTAAACCTGAAATAGTTATTGAATATGGTGGTGAAGAAAATATAGATTTAAAACAAACTGTAGTATTAACTATATCTAATGAAGGTAGAATAACTGATGTTAAACATTCATAAATTGTAAAGTAATATGTGGAAACCACAAAAGATTGTAATTAAAGGTGTTGGTCCTTATTCAAATATAGATTATTTATATAATGTAGGAAGCATTCGCTTCCTGCAGGGTATAAATTTAGATGATGTAGGACAAAAGAATAATGGTTCAGGTAAATCATTTATACCTGAATGTGCTTTTATTGCCTTAACAGGTAGTTGTTTTAGAAAATTAAGTTTAAAAGAACTTATTAAAGATGGATTTGAACAAGGTGAAATAATATTTACTTTAACAAATGAATTTTTAAAAGAAACATTAGAAATAACTCGTATTATTAAAGATTCAGGTCAAAAATGCCAAATTAAAAATAATGATAAAATTGAAAGAGCATTTACAACTGGATTGGAAGAATGTGCAAAATATTTATTTTCAAAGATAGAAATATCTAATGAAGATTTAATGAACTTTTATATTGTTCAAAAAGATAAATATAAAAGTTTTTTTGATTGTGGAGATACTGAACAAAAGAAAATTATATCTCGTTTTAGTCGTAGTAATGTTTTAAATGGTATAGATAAAATTATTGAAAAAGATACTCAAATTGAAAAAGATAAAATCAATTCTTATCAATTAGAAATATCTAACTTAACTTCTAAAAATGAAGTTTATAGAGAAGAAATTGATAAAATTGAAAAATACAATCCTGATGAAGAAAAAAGAAAGGATTTAAAAATAGAAGATGATGGAATATATCAATTAAATAAAGATATACAATTAGAAAAAAATAAATTAATCCCAATTAATAATGAAATTGAAGAGTTAAATCAATTAGTAATTTTAACTCAAAGAGAAATTATTAGTCAAAAATCATTAATAGATTCTTTTGTTTTTTCTATAAAACAAGAAGATATAGATAATGTAGAAAAAGATAAAAAACAAGTAGAAATTTTAATTACTAATATTGAAAAAGTTAAAGAAAATAATTTAAAAGCTAATCGTGAACATAGTAAGGAACTTAATGAAATTTTATTAAAATTAAATGATTTTATTAAATGTCCTAAATGTAATCATGAATTTTCATTTAAAGATTCAAATGAAGATGTATCTTTAGTACGTAAAAAGAAAATTGATTTACAATTAAAAATAGAAAGTATTACTAATGAAATTAAAGTTATTGAAAATGATATAACTTTAACAGATAAAAATAAAAAAGAATTTAGTGAAAAAATTCTATTACTTGAAAATAATTTAAAAAAAGAAAAAGCTGATAAAAATAAATTAGAAACTAATTTAACTGAATTAGAAACTAATTTAAATAATTATTATCAAAAATTAAATACTAAAAAATTAAATTCTAATAATATTGAATTATTAATTCAATCTAAAAATAATCAAATTGAAATACATAAACAAAATATTATTTCAATTGAGAAGAAAAAGTATAATTCTGATGAAGATGGTAAAGAAAAAAATGAATATCTTGATAAAATATTAGCTAATGAAAAAATAATTCAAGAAAATGCAGATATAATATTAGATTTGCAAAAAACTATTAATACCAAAATAGAATGGATTGAATTATTTAAAAGATTTAATACATTTTTAAGTAATAAAGCTATAAAAAGTATTGAAGGTTATACTAATTTTTATTTACGTGAATTTGGTACAAATTTATCTGTATTAATTGAAGGTGAAAGAACATTAGCAAATGGTAAAGATACAAGGGAAGAAATTTCAGTTCAAGTAGTACGAAATGGAATAATTGCAGCAAATTATCAAAGGTTTAGTTCCGGTGAAAAAGTTAGAACTAAATTAGCAAATATAAAAGCATTTCAAACTTTAATAAATTTATCTACACAAAATGGTGGTTTAGATTATTTATCATTAGACGAAATTATTGAAAGTCTTGATAATGTTGGGGTTAATCTTTTAGGTCAGGCTTTAAAAGAAATACATTCTACAATTGAAATAGTTACTTTTACAAATAATGATATAATGAATGTTGATACATTATATTGTGTTAAAGAAAATGATAATACTACAATAATTACACAAGTTGAAGCAAAAAATAGAAATTTAATTTGATGAAAAATTCCTAAATTTTATTTATCTTTGTATAAATTCATCAAAATGACTAAAATTTGTAGTGAATGTAAATGTGATTTAGAATTAAATGAAGATAATTTTTATAAAAGATGGTCTAATCAAGAATTATCTTTACAAAATTCAGGAAATCAATGTAAAAATTGTGTTAAACAAAGATTAAAAGATAATCATTTTTCTAGTAAAACAGAAGAAGGTAAAATTATATTACTTACTTATAGAGAATTTGTACAAGAAAATAGTATTTTATTTTCAGAAAATAAAAGAAGATGCAAACATTGTACAGAGATAAAGAATCTAAATAATGATTTTTATACAGATTCTACTATGATTGGAGGTAAAAGAATAATTTGTAAATTATGTGATAAAAAACAAAATTATTTAAGTAAATATGGTATAACTTTTGAACAATTACAAAATATTTTAACTCTTCAAAATAATAAATGCTTAATTTGTTTAAATGAAGTCAAAATGTTTATTTTTGATTTTACTAATGGTGATAAAAGAGAAAGTCATTTTGGAGTGATTGACCATTGTCATAAAACTAAAAATATAAGAGGTATTTTATGTGATACTTGTAATAAAGGATTAGGTTTTTTTAAAGATGATATAAATTTATTAAATTCGGCAATAAAATATTTAAATGAGAGTATTATCAATTGATGCAGGAAATATTCAAAGTGCATATATTATTTTTTGTAATATAGAAAAAAGAGTAGTACAAAAAAATATTTTACCAAATAATGAATTTTTAAATGAAATTCTACATAGTTGTTTTGATGAAGTAGCAATTGAAAAAATAATATCTATGGGAATGCCAGTTGGAGATACAACATTTCAAACTGTATTTCAAAATGGAAGAATTTATCAAGCAATATATGATAAATTTGGTATTGTAGCTAATTTATATTCAAGATTAGATATTAAAGTTCATTTATGTTATACAACTAGAGCAAAGGACCCAAATGTAAGAATGGCATTAGTAAATCGATTTGGAGAACCAAGTACTAAAAAAAATCCACATAATATTTATAATGAATTAACAGATAAAATTTATTTTGGTACACATTTTTGGTCTTGTTTAGCTGTTGCTATGTATCATATAGAACCACATCATCATTTTCCAATTAGAGTAGATGAATGGGGAAATTATAAAGAAGTAAAAGGATAATTTATGGGTGAACAAATTGAACAATGGTATTATAATGTAAAATACTATTTAAATTATATTGAACCAATACATAAAGAGTTTAATATACCTATTAATGATAAAAGTCAAATTTTATCTGAACAACAACAAATTTCATTTTTACATAGAATGAAACATGAACATATAGATGAATGTTTCATTAAAATACAATCATCAACTAAATTTAGTAAGTTAATTAAAATAAAGTAAAATTTGGAAATTTAAAACTTTCTTACTATCTTTGCATTAATAAAAAATAATTATGAATTTTCCAAAAAAGATTTTTTTCTTTGTAGGTGCATCAGGAGTTGGTAAATCAACATTAATTAATTATTTAAGAGAAAATTTTACTGTAGATGCAAAAGAAATATCTGCTAGACCTTATCTACCTAAAAAAGAAGGTTCTTATGACCAAATTTTAACAGATGAATCTCAAGCTGTAATTGTTCAAAGTAGAACATTAACAGTACTTGAAGATTTATTTTCATATCAACAAGGAACTAAAACTATACCTACAATTTATTCACGTTCTCCTATATGTAATTTAGCATATTCTCGTGTATTAAGTAAAGGTTTATTTTTAGAATCACTCAATTTAAAAGAGATTGAGATTTGTAAACAATATTGTTATTTTATATATATACCTGTTGAGTTTGAAATGGTAGAAAATGATGATAAAGTTAGAGGTACTAATAGAGAAGTACAACTTGAAACAGATACTGCAATTGTAAAAATAATGAGTGATTCAGGTATTACTCCTTTTATTCTTACAGGTTCAATTGAAGAAAGATTTAAAAAATTAAATTATATTTTTATAGATTATAAAATTAATTAAAATGATACAAGCCAAAGTAATTGCAGATAGTAAAAATGAGTTCGATAATCGTATAACTACCATGGTAGTTACATTTCCTAGAATTATTCTTGCAGAATTAAATACTCATAGAATGTTGAGTAAAAATAGTGCAAGTAGTAGAGCAATACCTACTAAAAAAATGATTAAAATGATATTAGATAATCCTTTCGTACCAATTGCTTGGCAAAAAGAACATACCGGTATGCAAGGATTTGAATACTACGATAATGAGGAAAAATTTTCTATTATCGATTTATCTGAAATTATGTTTCAGAGATTGAGAAAAATGTATATTAATACAGAAGATAATACAGAAGAAGAAATAAGTGATGAAGTATTAACTTTTTATAATAATATTTTCTTAAACTTTAGAGGTAGTTATACATTAAATGAATTTTGGTTATTAATAAGAAATAAAGTACTTGAGTGTGTATTATTATTATATTGTTTAGGAGTAACTAAACAACTTTGTAATCGTTTATTAGAACCTTTTATGTGGCATACAGTAATTGTAACAGCTACAGAATGGGAAAATTTCTTTCATTTAAGATGTCCTCAATATTGGTGTAATACAGATAATTCAATTCATAAAAGTAAAAAAGATTGGATTAAGCATCGTAAAATTGAATCAGATAGAATAGATAAATTAGATGAAGGTCAAGCTACTGTATCTTTTTCTAAAGGATTTACAAAACCAACTAATGAAGAATGGTTATTTTTAAATAAAGGTCAAGCAGAAATTCACATGATGGCTCTTGCAGAAGCTATGTATGATGCTCTTAATGAATCTACTCCTAAAAAACTTAAAGCAGGTGAATGGCATATTCCATTTGGTGATAGTATTAAAGAACCTAAATTATATTCTTTAATGGCTAGTAAATATGGTGAAGGATTACCTCAACCTGAATGGAGTAGTAAGTTTTGGAATATGAAAATTCAAATAGCAATTGCTATGTGTGCAAGAGTATCTTATACAGTTGTAGGTGAAGAAGGTAAAGAACCTAATTATGAAAATGATATTAAACTTCATGATAGACTTTTAAAAAGTGGACATGCTTCTCCATTTGAACATGTAGCACAATCATCTAATATAAATGAAATAAGTGGTAATTTTTTAGGAGGATGGAAACAATACAGGAAAATATTGGGATTATAGAAAATAAAATTTGTATTATTTGTAATATAGAAAAAGAATCAAATGAAGATAATTTTCCTTATTATAGAGGTAATGATAATATTTTAAAATTTAGAAATGTATGTAAAATTTGTAGAAATAAACAAAAACAACAATCTAAAATAAATTTAGGTTTAATTAAAGGTGAAGATAATAGTTTCTATTCAAATCAATTTTTAATAAAAGCAAATTTAATACATGATAATAAATATAATTATTCTAAAGTTATTTATAATGGAGTAAGAAATAAAGTAGAAATAATTTGTTTAAAACATGGTTCTTTTGAACAAAGACCAAATGCTCATTTATTAGGACAAGGTTGTCCTAACTGTTCAATTTCATTAGGAGAAAATAAAATATTAAAATATTTATTAAGTAAAGATATTTCTTTTAAACAAGAAAAAACATTTGATAATAAATTTTGGTTTGATTTTTATATACCTTCATTAAATTTTTGTATTGAATATCAAGGTGAACAACATTATTTAGAAAATAACTTCTTTTCTAAATCTTTATTTGAAAATAAAATAATTGATAAAGAAAAAAGAAATTTTTTAAAACAACTAAATATAAGATTATTAATAATACCTTATACAAAATTTTTGAAAATAGAAGTAATAATAGATAATTATTTAAAATATATTAATGGATAATTTTCAATGTTCTTGTGGCAAGACTCATTTTATACCATCTTACAAAACTAAAGTTGTAGATGGTGAATTAGTACATTGTGATAAAAAAAGTGGTTTGCCTTTAAAATGTACTTGTAAATCTAAAAAAAATATTTTAATACCAATTGAAAGAGAGGTAGAAGGATTTACAGGTAATATTGGTGTATTTAGTAGTATGTCACTAACTGAAAAACAATCATCATTAGCTAAACGTAGTAAAAAACATTCAGATAGATTTGCAAATTTAAATGATGTTAAATTTAATAGTAAAGGAGGTTTTAATTTATGAGTTACACATTAGAACAAAAAGCATCTACTCTTGCTTCAATAGGAGGTGTTAAAATTGCTAATATAGGTAATGAATGGTATGTATTTTCAACTTTTAATGAACCTACACTTCAATCAAAACATATATATCTTGAAGGCAAAAATATAACTAAATTTTTAGATTCAGTACAAACTGATAATGCTACTTCATTAACTAGTACAGTTAATGCTCATGTAGAAAATTTACCTAAGGAAAAAAGAAAATTTCATGAAGCTACTCCATGGCAAATATGGATTCCTTAGAAAGTTGCGCCGAAAATCTTTTAGTTGCATGTGTTGCCACTACGACCCTCTAGACCGCCGTAGTTATTTCTATTGATTTTTTCGGCACCTTCGCTGCAGTTTCATTGATTTGTATAGTAGCCTATACAACCCTTATACTAATATGAAGAAAAAAATAAGTAAATTTAATAATTCACCATTAACTCAATTAAAAATTGTTGAAGGTTTGTTTAAAGAAGCAAATCTAAAGGAATTATTATATGAACTTAAATTTTATTACTTATTAAAAAATAAAAACATACAAGGATTTTTTAAAAATGCAAAAATAAAAGTATCTAATTTTTCTCAATCTTACATTTATAAAATGTTTCAAAAACTAACTAAATTAGGTTGGTTAAAAAAATGTAAAGATGGATATTATTTAATTTCCTATAAAAATTTATTTAATTATTTTGGCATTTCTCCTAAAAAGAAAAAAATATTTTGTATTAGCGCAAAGCAAATAGCGCAGTTTGAACTTATAATAGCATTTTTTGAAATTAAACTTAATTTATTTAGACAAAATTGGTTAGTTAGAAAGTTAATTAAACAGGTATCGATTCAAAAAACTGAACAGGATAAACCGATTAATACCTTTTGCTCTCTATCTTGCCAAGGAATATCTAATTTATTAGGTTATATTTCTGCTAAAAAAGGTTATGAAATTGAACATGAATTAGTTTCAATGGGTTTAATTAGTATTACTAAAAGAATTAGTAAAAGAGGTAATATGCCTTTGATGACTGAAATAATTTGTTTAAAATCATTTTCATTATCTTAATGGAAATTCCCATGCTTAGGATTGGTTAATTAGGAAATAAATAAAATACACAATAAATGGTTATATATATTTATACAGATGGAAGTTGTTGGCACAAAACAAGAGAAGGAGGTATTGGTATAAATTTATTAATAAAAGAAAATGATAAAGTAATTTTACAACAATCATTTTATAAAGGTTTTTATGATACTACTATTAATCGTATGGAATTGTTAGCAGTTTTATTTGCTTTAAAATTAATTAATAACCCAAATGTACAAATTAATATTATATCAGATTCTGAATATGCAGTTAATTGTACTAAAAAAGGAATTAATATTAAAAATGGTACATATATTGAATATAGAATAGATTATAAAAATAAAGATATAATAGATATATTGTATAACCAAATTCAATATTTTACAAATTTAAATATATCTTGGACGAGAGGACATGATGGGAATGAAAATAATAATATTGCTGATAAATTAGCTTCAATTGCTTATCATGATAGTAAAAATAATAAAATAAAAGATAGTGGTTATTTTACTAAAGATGTAATAAATGATATAAAACTTTTTAAAAAATAAATATATTTGTATTAAAATTATTATTACAAATATAGAAAAATTTTTAAATCTCCAAGTTTTTTCTTCGGAGATTTTTTCGTACCTTTGTTAGAGAATTAAGGGTTACAAATGTATAAACTTAATTTAAAATTGTAAAAGTTTAAAAATTGTAAAAAATGTCAACTATCAAATTAACAACTATAGGTAATAGTTATTGGAATAAAACAGGTGCTTACCAAAGTGAATATGAATATCTTTATCAATTAAATGTTCCTAATCAAGGAATAGCTAAAACACTTAATGGCGAATTAATAAGAAGTATTTCCAGATTATTTTATGAATATTGCAATAATGGTAATTGTAATGCTTGTGAAGAAAAAATTAAATATCATACCTATGATGTTACTTGCTCCAATTGTAATGGTGATGGAATAATTGATGAAGAAGAATGTACTAATTGCGGTGGTAGTGGTCTTGAAGAAGAGGAAGAAGAATATATCGAAGATACTTTAGTTACTCCTCATTATCAAATTTTTATAGATTTAATTGAAAAAACTGTACCATATATAGAAAGTACTATTAATGCAGTTAGAGAAATTATTTTAATAGCTGGTTCTCATGGTACAACTTATTTTGATGATAAATTAATGGTAACATATAATGAACTTTGTGATAAAGTAATATTTTATGTTTTAACTAATGAAGATAAAGAAATACCTTCTTGGTATATAGAACAATATAATTCACTTTTTTAATTTTATTATTTATGAATAATCAATATATAGAATTGCTTGAATTGTATAAAAAAGCATTTGAAATTAGAGATAAATATGGTGTAATTATACACTCTATGATTGGTAATAGACAAGGTTTTAATATCGAATCAGATATTTGGGATTGGAATCTTAAAAGTGACATTTATTGGACTGCTTGTTTGATAAATGAAAAAACTGGTAAATGGATTGGTTATGAAGGAGATTGTAAAGGTATTCAATATACTTCCGAAGTAGGATTTGATACTGAAAAAGAAGCTTTAGAAGATGGTTTTATTTTATTTGAAAAATGGAAAAATAATCCATTATTAAATGATAATACTCGTCGTTTATTTATTGAATTAGAAGAAGTAGATGATAAGCATTTAAAATCATTAGCAAAATGTTTTAACATTAAAGATGATGATTGGAAGTTTGATAAAATATTTGATAGTGAAAGTGTTTATGATATATATAGTGTATTAGATAGTATTGAAGAAAGTGATGAAATTTATGCTGATACTGCTTTAGTTAATTCACTTTTTAGTATGGGAAGTGGTAATTTATTTAATTCATTAATGCATCATGCAATTTCAAGAAATATTAAAGATAAAAAAATCTTTATATTTAGAAAACAAAAAGAAATTCATTGGGATAATTTAAAAAGAAAGTTATTTATATCTACTTTTGTCAATAATAATAATCAATTATTTGTAATTGATGAAGATACAAGTGATTGTTATAAATGGAAATTAGTAGATGTTAGTTCAATTATTGAAGAAATGTAAAATTAAAATTATGCAAAATTTAGCTTTGCTTAGCCAAGCAGATATTGAAAGGAAGTTAAAATTACCTATTCTTTTAGGAGAAGGACAAAATAGTGATTATTTAGTACAATTATTTTATAATCCTTATGCTGCTGGTTCTTTTAAAGATTATACTGTAAAAGTATTTGATAAGAAATTTGGCAGTAGCGAACATGGAAAAAATGAATATGAAGGCATACACTTGGTAAGTGCAATTGAAACTTATAATAAATGTATCGAAAAATTTCAAATTGTAAAAGATGCAAACATATAATAAAACATCTTCATCCTTTACTAAAGGAGATATTTCACTATTACCTATTTCAGTATTAGCTGAAATTAAAAAAATAATTGGTTATCAAAATTTTCAATATAAAGAATGTTTTGAAGAAAAAAATGGTTGTATAATTGTTTATACCAATGAAAGAAAATTATTTATTTATCCAAGTACTAAAAAAGTTGTAGCTGAAATGCCTTCTGTAAAAGTATCTAAATGGATTGCAAAAGTTGAACAATATTTAATAACATTTGAAAATACATTAGAAGATGAAGTTTCTAACTCACTTTAATAAAGAACATTTTAATTTCTATAAAAGAGTTGCTGCAGGTGTTAATAAAATAATAGGTAAAAAAGCTATAAATGTAAAATTATCTATTTCTGGTTTAAGAGGGGTAATAGAATATGATTGTTCTGAAATAGAATTATTAATTTATTATAAAATTGCAGCTAAATATTACTAAAATGAAAGAAGAAATAACAAAAATAATCAATACTCATTTTGTAGCTGGTAAAACAGATATAGAACAAGCTACAACTAAAGTAATTGAGTTATTTGAAAAACAAAATGAAGAACTTATTACAATATTAAATAATTTTAATAAGTATTGCGAATCTAATTCAATTGGAGATAAGATGGCTTTATTCAATGACCCTTATTATAAAGCAAAATTATTTTTAAAAAATTTAAAATCATGAATATTTTAACAATTGAACAATTAGATAAATTAGATTTATCTGATTTGTGTGATTTTATTGAAAATTATGCTATTTTTATTAAAGTAATACCTTGTGAAGATAGACAATATTCTTCTCTTGCTCCTCTTGCCAGTGAAGAGCAAAAAGAATGTTATAATAATGCAGTTAAAATGTATAATGAAAAAGCTAAATCATGTATTTTTAGATTAATTGTAAAAAAATAATATGAAAAAAGAAAAAGAAGTTAAAATAAAAAATAAAAAAATACCAAAAGAAAAGAAAGTTGTTGAATATTTCGATGTAGATAAATTTGCTCAGCAATATTATCCAAATAATAAAGTTTTTGTTAGTAATAATCATAATTTTGGTGTAAAAGTATATAGTACTAAAAGTATGTTTAGTGGTAAAACATCAACTGCTTCTCAAACATCATTTAAAACAAGAAAAATTAAAGCGTAATGGCAAAAAAAGCAAAGTTTAAACTTTATTTTAAAGACAGTAATGGTACTGTTAAAGTTATTAAACATCCGTTAATTTTAGGTTTTTTAGCATCTAAGCTTGAAGAAATTATTGCTGAATTTAATAGATTAAGTTCTAAAAATCACATTCCAAAAGCAGAAGAAGTATTAACTTATTATTACGATATCGAACATTTTGTAAAATTTGCAGGTGCTTTTAATCAAGACCCTTCTTTAATAAAAATTAAAGTTAAATTTGAAGCAATTAATGCAGATGGTACAACTGAAATTAAAAATGTCTTAGAAAATAGAAAAGGATATACTATTTTTTATGATTCTTACAGACCATTATGTAATATTTGTTTAGTACCTGAAAATAAAATTATTAAACAATTAGAACAAACTTCTAATAAAGAAAATCCATTTTTATAAAGAAAAATTTGGAGAGTTTAAAAATTTTTCGTACCTTCGCAGGAGAAATAATTAATACAAATATATTAAATTTATTTCAATTGTAAAAACTTAAAATTGTAAAAAATGTCTAAGATTCTCGACAAAATCAAAAAATTGTATGATAAAAGTTTATCTGCAAAAGAATTAGGTAATCAAGCAGAAGCTGAAGCTTTTTTAGCCAAAGCAACTGAATTATTAGCAGAACATAATTTATCATTTTCTGACCTTAAAAGTGATGAAGAAAAAGAAGAAGAAATATTTTTTGATGAAGAACAAGGAAGACATTTCCCTTTATATGATAAGCCTGAACAAGGTAGGTGGAGAATGGATTTATTAGCTACTTTAGCAAAAAATAATTTTTGTACTTGTATTTATAGAGGAAATGGTACAGCTTATTTTAGAGGTTTTTTAATTGGTACACCAACAAATATTGAAATAGTAAGATATTTATATGAAATTAGTCAAAATTTATTTCCTGAATTAGCTGCACAATCTTATACAGCTAAAGTTCTTGAAATTAGAAAAGAATTTACATATAAAGGTGTTACAGCTGCAGATGCCCATTCTAATATGATTGATAAAATTCAATTAGAATTAGATAAAATTAGTAATGCATCTTTACTTTCAGCATTTTTTAGTAAAGACCCTTTAAATCAAACTAAAATAAAAACTTTTAGTCAAGCTTTAAAATTAAAACCAGAAGACTTTATGCCTTCTTCTTATAAAGAAGATATTTTAAATAAAGTTGAACAAGATTGGATTTTAAAAAATGTTAATAAATTATCTGGTTTAATCTCTGATAGAAGTACATATATTAGAAATTTTTTATTAGGTGTTCCTCATGGTATTAGCAAAAAAATGCAACAACAAAAAGAAAGTTTTGGTGTTAGAGAAGAAGAAAATAATGTGCCACAAGAAAAAACACTTAATGCTCTTATAAAAGTAAATAAACAAGATTTGGAAAAATTCATAGATAATAAATTTCCAAATATAAAATCTATTTCAAATGCTTCTTCATCAATTTTTGATAAAAATGCATTTAAAGATGGTTTAAAAAGTGGTTTTGATAAATCTTTTAATAGAGGTTTAAATACAAATACTACAAATAGTAAAGTAAATTTATTAAATTAAGATACGGATTAGTAAGTATAAATAAAAAACTCTCAAAGATAATTATCAATGAGAGTTTTTTTAACAAAATTGTAAAATTAAATAAACTGTTTTTAATTTTTATGAACAAAATAGATGAATAATCAAACTTTAGGCAAAAAAACATTTTTACTCAGCGATGAATTTATCCAAAATTATGCTAATAAAAAAGCACCTTTCGGTTTTAATGGTTTAGGAGAATTAGTTTATATGAGAACTTATTCTCGTTTAAAATGTGATTCATGCGGAGGTTCTCATATTGATAAAGAAAATAATACTACATTTTGTACTACTTGTGGAAGTAAAAATGTAAGAAATGAAAAATGGTTTGAAACAGTAAGAAGAGTAGTTGAAGGTACTTATTCAATTCAAAAAAATCATATAAATTATTATGATTTAGGTTGGGATGAAGAAAAAGCACAAAGAAGTGCTCAAGAAATGTATGAATTAATGTGGTCAATGAAGTTTTTACCTCCTGGTCGTGGATTATGGGCTATGGGTACAGATATTCTTGAAAAAAGAGGATTATTTGCAGCATTAAATAATTGTGCATTTGTATCTACAGAAGATATTGATAAAACATTAACAAAACCATTTGAATTTTTAATGGATATGTCGATGTTAGGTGTTGGTGTAGGATTCGATGTTCGTGGTGAAGGAAAAATTGAAATAAAAAAACCAAGACCAACAACAGATACTAATATTTATGTTATTGAAGATAGTAGAGAAGGATGGGTTAAAAGTTTAAAATATGTATTACTTGGATATTTTAAAGGTTATGCTATACCTCATTTTGTATATGATGAAATACGTAAAGAAGGTGAACCAGTAAAAACATTTGGTGGTATAGCATGTGGTCCAGGTCCTTTAAAATACATGCATGAACAAATATGTAAAATGTTAGATGAATGTATAGGACAACCTATATCAATTACTAATATTGTTAATATTATGAATATGGAAGGTCAATGTGTTGTGGCTGGAGGTATTCGTAGAACAGCTGAAATTGTATTTGGTCCTCAAGACAATGAAGAATATTTAACTTTAAAAGATTATTATTGGAATGCAGATAAACAATGTTATGAAGGTAATAAAGTTGAACGTGCAGAATATGGTTGGACTTCAAATAATAGTATTTTTGCAGAAATAGGTCAAGATTATAAAAAAGTAGGTAAACAAACTGCTTTAAATGGTGAACCTGGTTATGCTTGGCTTAATCAAATGCAAAAATATGGTAGAATAATTGATTTACCTAATTGGAAAGATAAAAAAGCAAAAGGTGGTAATCCATGTTTAGAACAAACATTAGAAAGTTTTGAATTATGTTGTTTAGTTGAAACATTTCCAGGTAGATGTGAAACATTTCATGAATTTCAAAGAGCATTAAAATATGCTTATTTATATGCTAAAACAGTTACTCTTGGTCAAACACACTGGCCTGAAACTAATAGAGTAATGTTAAGAAATAGAAGAGTTGGTACATCACAATCAGGTATTATTAAAGCTATTGAAAAATTAGGTATTGAAGAATATAGAAATTGGTGTAATGATGGATATACTACAATTCAAGAATATGATGAAATTTATTCAGATTGGTTTGGTGTACCTAGAAGTATAAAAACTACTAGTATTAAACCAAGTGGTACTATTTCAAAATTACCTGGTGAAACATCAGGAATGCATTTTCCTGAAAATATTTATATATTAAGAAGAGTAACTTTATCTAAAGTTAGTCCATTAGTACAAAAATGTATAAATGCTGGTTATAAAGTTGAAGATGATGTTGTTGACCCTTCAAGTGTTAAAGTTGAATTTCCAACTTGTTTTGAAGGTGTATCAAGAACAGTTGATGATGTATCAATTTGGGAACAAACAAGTTTAGCTGCATTTTTACAAAAATATTGGGCAGATAATCAAGTATCTTGTACTGTTACATTTAAACCAGATTTAAGTAAAAAAGAACAGTATGAATTGCAATGTGCAATTGACGACCATGATTTTGAAACTCAATTAAAATTACAAATTAAAAAATCAAAATCAGAAGCAGACCAAATTCCTTATGTACTTGATTTGTTACAATATGATTTAAAAGGTATATCTTTTTTACCTAAACTTGAAGAAGGTGTTTATGCACAAATGCCTGAACAAGCAATAACAAAAGAACTTTATTATGAATTAATTAATAAAATTACACCTATAGATTTTTCAGATATTAGTGAAGATTCTAAACCTGAAAAATTTTGTGACGGTGACCATTGTGTAATTTAATAATGATTTAGGGCTTTACTCATTGAGCCTTAAATCAATGTTAAATATTGTATTATGATAATTAAAAATTCTATTTATCAAGTAGATGATAATGAAAATATTGTAAAAAAATGGGATTCAACCCAACAAATAGCTGCTGAATTAGATGATGAAAAAACATTAATGTATCAAGCATTTGACCAAGCATTGAAAAAGGGTTTTAGAAGCCATGGATTTTTTTGGTTTTGGGCTAAAGAATGGGACGACCCTATTAATCCAAAACGTCCAAATCCAGTAGTTGGTAGAAGAAATATTTTAATATTTGCTTACAAACCTGAAAAAGAACTTAAATCACATGAATATAATGATTTAACAGTTGACCATGGTGAATTACAATTTGTAGGTAAATTTGCTAATGCTGTAATGTGTGCAATTTATTTAGATATAGATGTATCTAATATACGTTGTGTTATTCATGGTAAAGATAGTAAAAATAAAATTAAAAGATTACATAAAGGTTATTTCTTTAGTTATGTACCTTTAAATTTATCCGATAATGAAAGTGAAATCTTAAAACCAAGTGAGCGACAAATTAAAACATATAGAAGAAGTCAGAAAAAATATATCAAAGCTTAATTTTAGTAATGATATTACATTTTTAGATAAACCTATTAATCACGAATGGGAGAAAATAGGTGATTTAGAAATATTAGCAGCTTATGAAAAATTTAATAAAGTAGTTGCTGAAATATTAAATAGTCGTAATACTTTATTAAAAATACATAAAGAAAATGTTTTAGAACCGCAATTAATATCACCAGAAGAAGCAAATAAAGAATTATTAGACCCAAATTTTAATGATTTATCTTTTTTAGGACAAGATGCTATTGAGTTTAAATATATAGATTTTGTAGATTTATCTAAGTACGTAATTAATTATGTATTAAATAATTCTATTAGAAAAAAATTTGTATTATATTTATTTTTAAATACTCATAATTCTAATTATAATAAGTATAAAGAAAGTATGAATTATGAATGTATAAAATTAGGTTTTTATAAAGAAAAAGATAAACAAATACCAACTATTTATTATAGATTAGATTTATCTAATTATGTTTATAAATAAAAAGAAAAATTTGGAAAGTTTAAAAAAATTTCGTACCTTTGTGTTTTAATAAAATAAGAAAAACTTACAACTATGGCAAAAAATGATGATGAAGCTTTCGTAGAAAGTGTTCAGTATTTATCAGCTAAAACTTTAGCAGAACTTGAAACAAAAGTTAATGCAGCTTTAGCAGCAAGTGATGGTTATGGTGATTTAGGTGCAGATGTACAATTCCTTAATGGAGAGTATGTTCAACCAGTAGTAATTTATTCAGAAGATTAATTAACTACAATCACACAGCAATGTCTAACATTCAAAAACACAAACTACACTATTCAGGAGTAATTCAAGGAATTACTAATGATGGTAAGTTTGTGTTTTTGTCTAAGTTAAATCCAAATTGTAATTTTTATTTATTAACAATTGTAAGAGAAAATAGTTTAGAATCAGTATTTAGAACTGAGGATAAACAACAATTTGAAACTGAAACGACAATTTTGTCAAGGAAAGAGTTAGATACTTTATTACAAAAATGGATAGATGATAAAGTAATAGTTGAAGAAGATGCTATCCAATATACAGCATTATCATGATTAAGAAAATATTAAATAAATTTGGATATATTTCTAAATCTGAATTAGCTTCTTTTCAAGAGAAAACTAAGAATAATAATTTAGAAATACAAACACAACCTTTTTATCTAGATATTGAAGATAAAAAACAAGGTGTTATTGAAGAACAAAAAGAAATAATTGTAAAACAATTAAAAGCTGCTGTAATAGGTCAGTTATTTAATTATATTGAAATTGAGAGTATTGAATTGCCAACAAAAGAAATGAAGATAATTGCAAAAATATCTGTTTTAAAAAGTATTAATTAGTGAGTAGATTCTTATTTTATACCAATAAGTATTTGTATTTTAAATGGTCTTTTATAAGAATGGCTTGGTATATGTTAATAGTTAATAGAGAAGATAAAGCTAAAGCAATTATTACAGAGTATAGGAAGTGGATTAAGTTAAAATAAATTGTAAAATATGAAACAATATCGTTTCAAAATTGTAACAGAAAAGCTTAAAAATGGTAAGTTAATTATAACACCTAAAGCTAAAGAACCTGGTTTATTTACTTCTTGGCAACAAATTACCAAAATATACGATGAATATGTTTTATTTGATTTTCCTGGTCAACATAATTTAACTATGGAAGATGCTTTAAATCATATTATAGGTTTTAAGCAACAATTGGAATTGAAAAATTTGAATAGTGTAATTGAAATTAGAGAAACAGAATTAGCTTTTAATGCAACAAAAGAACAATTAGATGATTTTTTAAAATCAACAATAGATTAATTATGACAACTGAATTAGTAATAAAAGTATTAGCTCAATATTTACCAATTAGTGAAGATAATAATATTAAAATATCATTTTTAACAAAAGATGATATTGAAGGTAAGAATGGAATGACACCTCAAAGAAAGATTGAAAACTTTAATATTTATCATTTAGTTGAAATTTTGAGTAAAAATATACATAAACCAAAATTATTTTTGAAAAAATTATGTACTTTAAATGAAAAAGATGCTTTTGATATTTTAGAAAATACATTTGGTTTATGTAAAGATAAAAATTTTACTAAGGTTAATAGTAATATATCTAGTACAAGTGTATTATCAATTAAAGGATACTTATTACAACCTAATTCTAATGGTATAGAAGGTAATGTTTTTATTAATATATTTCCTGAAATA